TAGCAATCTTGGTGAAATCTTCTCTCCAATAAATTGCCCATTTGTGTGAACCCCATACCTGTTTGATTTTGATGGGGTTGTCAATACCAAGTGGATAAGTCATGCTACAGATGCCATCTCCATGTAACGATCAGCTGGACAATACTTGACAACACCATTAGGATCTTTCAGTCCAATGGTGGAGATACTACCATTGAAATACCTGAGACTCACAACAGTGTAAATGGTGTTGTCTTCATCCTGAACTTTACAACCTTTAATCTGTTCTAGAATCTCGTTAAGGGTCATGGTGGAAGTGTTTCTCATACTATAAGGACACTTTAGAGGTAACTAACAATAATATCCAACAATCGGGGCCTTATATGATCACTGTAACCACCACAATTATGTGATCAATGCCCCTCTCACCTGTGGGTCTTATATTGTGACAAAGTAACCACACCAAAATATGTCACAAATGCCCACATCCATTATATCAAACCTCCGTCAAATCATTGATAAAGATAAACTCATATGTACCATCTTCTGGGTCTTGTCCATCAACAATCCATTCATCATGTAGTGCATCAGAATCACCAAATTCATGATTTTCAACGAGTTCCATAATTTGTTCATGAAAATGTTCAGACATAATGTCAACGGATTGTTGTTTGGTGTTCATCATCTTTTGATACGATCAGAAGGAAGGGCGTAGAAATGTTCGGAGATTGATTGTACTTTGTACCACTCCCCATAAATCTCCTCTGCTACCTTGATAGCATCATAGGGAGTTTTTTGAACGATGTCAACAACAATCTCATCAAGGTTGTTGAAATCTTGTAACCGAAGTGAATAAGTGTTCATCATTCTTCAATAGTGATAGAGTGAATCACAAAGTCAGGATTGAGACGGTTACATGTCTCAATTGCCTCCTCTTTTGTGGGTTTGATATAACCCAAACTGTCATTCATAACCCAACCATTGTGACGATGGAATTGACCATGAAGGATGAACTTAGGTTCTCTCATAGTGGAAGTGTTTCTCATACTATAGGGACACTTTAGAGGTAACTAACAATAATTCTTAGAGTTTGTCATAGATTTCAGAAGCTTTGACGTAATTGTCTTTGTGATACATCATCCAAGAATGTACCTCCTCTCTGAGATCATCAACCAATGCATCAGCTGATAGATTCTCATCGTTCATGTATTCTGAAACTATATCAGAGAGAAGGCCTTTGAGGTGATCTCGCCATTTTTCTTTCGTCATCACCAGATCTCCGTGAATCGTTTGTGGGTTGATTTGGTCATTCTACCATCTGTCAACATGTTATCACAAACACGACAGAAGACTTGAAACTTTTCCTCTCGGGTGAGAGTATCTGCTCCATCACATTTTTTCATGATGTTGATCATTTGTTGTTTGTTAGTGATCATTTTTGGAGTTGAATGTTGATGTCAGTCCAGTTAGGATAGTTGGACATTGTCCACTTTTCCAACTTATTGTTCTGTGATTTGATACCCTTTGATGTCTTTGGACGGGTGGGCATCGTCTTGTAAAATGTGATCACATTTTCATCATCAGTTGTCACGTTGATGATGTAAGTTGCGGTGGTAGTTTCCATCAATCAACCTCCGTAGTATTCTTCTGCCATGGGAGTATCAGTGTAGATACTGGGAACTTTCACTGAATCACCAAACATTTCCTTGAAGAGATCAAGTTCCTGTTTTTCGTATTGGTCTTTAACCAACCAGATCTCTTGTTCAACCCAGGCCAATTCAGCCTTGAGTTTATTCATCTTAGAACGGAGTTCACAGAGTTTTTGGTTTCGTTCGGTGAGAGTCATTTTGGTTTCGTTCATACTATAGGGACACTTTCGAGGTAACTAACAATAATATCAACAAGCCAAAGCTCCTTCAGGGATCTCCACAGGTTCAGGTGCTACAGTATCATCAAACTCGTGCATGTCGTAGGCGAACCAGTTACCATTGCGGAAGATGTAAGAGTATTCTTCACCCATAGAAAAGAACTCTTCCATGTCTTTATCAAGACGAGGAGGACAATCCTCACCACGTTGTGAATAGTATTGAGGACCATATTGTGCGGCCTCAATGTTCTCTATCACATATGGTGCCAGTTTCCTACCAGTCCAACGATCTTTTGTCCAGATACATGAACAATCACCACCATCAATCAGATCAGTAACTTTCTCTTTAGTGGTGTAATGTGTGTTCAAGATGCGACCAGTCCAGGAAGGATAACCATCCCAGTGCTGATAAATCGACAGAATAGAACCGTCTTTGAGTTCAATACCAATTCGTGAACGGGTTGCCATAATAAAAAAAAGATCAGTGGTTACACTACAGAGACACTTTGGAGGTTACTAACAATAACCTCAACGAATATAAAGAAAACTTCCATAAGGATCACAGATGTCAGGATTATCTGCCAACTGTTCAATGTAGAACCTGATACCCTTAGCTGGAGCTTTATATGAAGCTGGTTTGTAAACCGCACCAGTCTCTTTTTCTACAAACATGAAACAAGAACGACCACGAAGACGTTCACCATCAGAGATCAAATAAGACCAAACTTTGATATACTTACGACCAACTTCATACTCAAAGTTGGTATAAGTGGTCCGTGAAGATTCAATGGCGTTTACTTTCTCACGATTGTTGAGAATCTCAATCAGAGACTCAGTGAGAAATTCAGATTTGGTTTGAGTGATCATAATCTTTGTGTGGTTACACTACAGAGACACTTTGGAGGTAACTAACTTTAACCATGAAGAATGTCAAGTGCCCATGCCATATCGGGGTGGTCCTTATTCTTCTTGTAGAACCTCTTATCTTCTGCAGATAGGAATGACAAAGTTTCCATTTTGTCTTCTTCTTCGGTATATTCTTTAATCTGCCTCAAACTCATCTCCTTGAGTTTAGATGGTGATACAACTTTACCCTTTTCAAGTTTAACAACCCTCAAACTATTGTCTTCTAGTTTGATGTTGATGTTAATGGTTTTTGTAGCAATTCGTTTCATAGGTGTGGTTTTCAATATTGCAATAATAAAACCTCCCCGACAAGAAGTCAAGGAGGTTTGTGACAGTTCAGAAACTGATCAGGTACTCATACGCTTGTGCACACGTCCCATTATCTTAGTTCTACCTTTAGCGTCAGGATTCTGACCTGTTTCTTTCTTATATTTGGCAGTCTCTTGATCTTTCATGATATTACGGAGTGCAGTTTCACCCTTTCTTGTCACCTTCATTCTCTCCTGTCTTGTCATCCCACTTGCCTTTCGTGGCTTGTAGTTAGGATTAACTTTCTTCTCAGGTGTCTTCTTACTCAACAATTTAGTTGCCTGTTTCTCAACATCCTTCTTAGATGTGGTATCTTTCTTAACTTCACCACCAGACTTCTTGGCAGCAATTCTTGCCTTGGCTGCAGCTCTTCTTTCTGCTTTGATCTTATCAGCGTATGACTGTTTGACTTCAGCAGATCCTCTTTCCTTGGTTGGTTGTTGTTCTCTTGTGGATCTCTGTTTTTGTGAACCAATGTCCTTACGATCTTTGTAAGAAACTGGCTCCATCTTACCACCACCAACTGCCTTCATTCTACGGCGTTCTGGTTCACTCTTTCTTCTGTCTCTTCCTACTCTTCCACCTTCACCAGACTTACGAATCTGTGACCTTCCTTGTACCTCAGTGTCATAAACTTCATTCTGTTGTTCAGGTTTATCCTGTTTAATTTTAGCCAACTTGGCCTGATGAAGTTCTTCCTTTCTTCTCTCACTAGACTTACGAAGTTCTGATCTTTCCTTTCTCTCTTCTTCTCTGTCCTTTTCTTTTTGTTCCTTCTCTTTTTTAGCCTCAGCATCAGCTTTTGCTGCCTTTGCAGCATCTACCATTTGACCAGGAAGTTTCCTAACCTTATCAAGACCTTTTGACAAAAAACCTAATTGTCTATTACTGAAGCCAGGATCACCATCCCTCAGTCCTGATTCTTCTTGAAACTGTTGAAAGGTCTTCATCGTCATTCGTTATCCTATGTCTTATTTAGTTTTAGAATGTTTCTTTATGAATGATATGGCGGACTTACGATTACGACAGATCTTGAGTTGTTTACCCTCATGAATCACCATGAGTTTGGTGTCACTACCAGCCATAGGTATGGCAGCATAGTCACCCATAAGGAACCCAAGTTCTGTTAGGTTAGGGTCTAGAATGTCCGACTTGTGTTGGGTTAGTTTCATAAGGTTTCCGAAGTTTTGATATATGCCAACGTGAAGAATAGTATAAGTCATGATTGTCAAATGCAGAAACATCGAAATCACGAA